CCCGGGCGCGCACGCTGGCCGTGGTCAGCCACAGCACGGCCCGGCCGCCCTGGAGTCCGGCCGTGTTCAGCTGGCCGAGCAGGGTCACGCCCTGCTCCAGGTTAACGTTGTAGTTGGCCAGTCCGGCCGCCCCCTCGGCCATGGACTCGCCCAGCTGCCCGAAATCGCGGATCTGGAACTTGAGCTGCGCCTTGGTCAGCAGGTCGCCGATACGGCCGATCTTCTGCGCAGCCGTCCCCTCCAGGGCGTTGCCCAGGTTGTTGTAGGTGGTGGCGATGACCTCGCCCACCCGCTCGTGGGAACCGGTCGTGACCGTGGACACCTTGGCCACCACCGAGGTGGCGGCCCGGGCCAGCCCGGCCTCCATGCCCGCGCTGTTCAGGGCGTACTGGATGTCGAACGCCTCCTGCAGCGAGGCCAGCCCGGTCCTGGCCGCGTCCTGGGCCGCCTGCCTGCCGAGCCGCGCGGCCTCGGCCTTGTCGTCCGCGTTGAGCACCGTGCCCAGCCGGGTGGCCGAGCGTCCGGCCCTGGCCGAGGCCACCACCGGCGAAAGAGCCACCGCGCCCATGGCCGCCACGTCGGTCATCCGAGAGCGGTACTCGTTGCGAGCCGCCAAAAGATCCTGCTGCTGCCTGGCCGCCCGGCCCTGGCGCTCCTGGGCCTTGGTCAGCCTGTCCACCTCGGCGCTCGCCTTGCGGTATCCGGCGCTCACCTCGCCCAGGCTCTGGCCCATGGAGCGCATCCGCGCCCGCTGGTCCAGAAACGACGACGCGGCCCGGTCCGATGCCGTGCGCATCCGCTTGACCCTGGCCTCGGCCTGGGCGATGCGCCGCCCCATGAGCTCGCTGGCCCCGCCAGCAGCCGCAGCCTCCTGGCGCAGTCCTGCCAGTTCGGCCTCGGCGCGGCCCAGCTCGGCCCGCGATGAGCGCACCTGATCGCGCAGCCGGTAGAAGGCCGCGCCGGTCTTGTAGACCGAGTCGCCCTTGATCTCGGCTATGGACTGGCCCAGTTGCTTGACCCCGGCCTTGCCCTGACTTACCGTGGAGGTGAAGCTGGGATTGAGCGCCGCTCCAATGGCAAACGAAAAGGCAACGGTTTTTGCAGACATGCGTATCCTTCGGCTCCTGCTCTCTTTCGCGTTCGCGGCCTGGGCCCTGTCGGGCCTTGATCTCGCCGCCTGCCCGGCCTCGGCCGTGGTCGGCGGGTTCGTGCTCCTGGCCGCTGCGGGCGGCCTGCTGGCCATCCCCGTGGTCGAGGCGGTCAGCGCGGTGATTGAGGGGGTTCGGGGATCGCGTCCAGCCAGCCCAGGAACTCGTCCATAAACATCGCCAGTATCGATTCCCGGCTCCACCCGCCTGCCGCCCTGGACAGGCAGAGCACCCCCTGCATCAGCCGTTTTCGCTCAACGCCAGCCCCTTCCCATCGCCCCCGGTCCCGTCCGGCTTCGCCCGGTCCGGTCTCGCCTTGTCCGGGCGCTGGCGTTTCAAAAAAAGGTACGCCTCCTGCACCTGCTCGTAGTCCTCGTCGTAGAGCCGCTCCATGTCCTGGGCGGGCAGGCCGCACAGCAGGGCAAAGAGCGCCAGTTCCATGTCCGCCTGGGTCGCGCCGTCCGGCGCTGTCCGGGCCGCGTCCAGCCGGTCCTGGACCGTGGACTTGCGCATGGTCAGTTCCGTCACGGTCCTGCCCCCCAGCTCGTAGTCGTGGCACAGCGGGATCTGCTTCTCGGTGATCATGCTCATCCCTCCCTGCCCAGGTCGGCCCGGACCCCGGCCAGATAGTCCACGCCATCGACCACGAACTTGTAGCCGAGCTGGTCGATCTCCAGCATGTCCACCCCGTTCTCCACGATCTTGAGGTAGGTCACGGAAAAGGCGAACTCGTTGTCCATGGCCTTGCCCGCCTCGTACTTGCCGCCGGGGATGCCTGCGGGCGTGCCCTGCAGCACCACCCGCTCCGGGCTGGTCACCAGCGCGCCGCCCACGGCCCGCGACTGCTTGGAGGCGCGCAGCTCCAGCATGTGCGCCGCAGGCGCCAGCAGCCTGTAGCTCTGGCTGGTCTTGACCCGGAACTTGATCTTGGCCTCCATGGGCTCCACATGGCCCAGGGTGATGGACTTGATGGACCCGGCAATGCCCGCGCCGCGCAGCTCCTCGGACATGAACGTGATGTCCGAAATCTCCGCGTCCACCACGCCGATCAGGGTTTCCCCGCCCAGATACGCCTCGAACGCCACCAGTTTTTCGGGAATGTTGCTCATCACTCGCCTCCGAACAACGCGCTGACGTAGCTGGCGTCGTACTCAAGAATGTTCTCGATGACCCGGTTGGGCGACGGCGGGGTCATGTAGGTGTGGAACCGGCTGATGCCGTCCATCAGGTCGGTCACCGGGTTCTCGGCCTCCAAAAAGGCGATGCGCCCGCCCAGGATGTATTCGCGCCGGGCAAAGCCGCTCAGCCGGATCTGCTCGGAATCCACGATGGTCTCGATCTGGCGGCGGCCAAGCGGCGCGTCCAGCAGTTGCCAGTAGGTCAGGATGAAGGTGTTGGCGTGCCAGTTGAAGAAGCGCCGGATGGGAATGAAGGCGTCCTTGGGATCGGTCACCGACGGATAGGCGGCAGTGCGGTTGCCAAAGAGTTTCCAGCCGCCGTCGAAGTTGAAGGGCACGACCACGCCCTGGCCGTTGAGATACTCGGTCTCGGTCAGGCCCAGGTGGAGGTCGCGACCGTTGACCCTGGCCCCGGTGATCTTGAGCCGCTTGTTGGAGGGCGAGACATAGGGCACGTCGTCGTGGTCGGCATCGGTCAGGCAGATGCGCCCGGCGATCTGGGTGGAGGCGTGGAAGACCATGTCGCCCAGGACCGTTTTGCCCCAGCCCGCGATCATGCGCGGCCCGGTCAGGTTGTTGGTCTCCTTGTAGCCCGGCACGTCGGTGTACCTGGTCACGGTCGAGTCCGGGATGTCGATGACCGCCACGGCGCCGAACAGCCCGTTGATGTTCTCGGCCTTGGCCTCCATGACCACGGACACGGCCGGATCGTCGGACCAGCCCGGAGCCACGATCTGGCCCGGCACCAGCCGGTAGCGCGGGAACACCTCGGCCACCAGTTCCAGCCCGGTTTTGGTCCCGGTCCCGGCATCGATGCCGCCGATGATGTCCGCAGCCGTCACCGCTGCGGGGTCGCTCGCCTCGCCGGTCTTGTGCGTGGCCGGGTCGTAGACGTTGATGAACACCACCGGGGCCATGCCGAACAGGGCGAAATGCGAGTAGGCGAACTCGCACAGGGTGTACTTCGCCCAGTCGTCGGACCAGCCGAAGGAGGTCACGAACTCGTCGTAGGTGTGGATCACCCGCGCCACGTTGACCGCCTTGTCAGCCAGGCTCTCCACGGGCGCGGTGCCCACCACCACGGGAATGCCCGCGCTGATCCGCCTGGGCGGCAGTATCCGGGTGGGCACCTCGGACGTTTTCACTCGATGATAGTAGGTCATGGGTTATCCCTCCATGGCGGCCACGGCCCTGTAGGCCACGGCCAGGTCGCTGGTTGTGTTGCGCAGGGCGGCCCGCGCGTGGCCCGCCTCGGACACCGGGACAAACATCGCCTTGAACGATTCGTTGCCCTTGCTCCTGACCGCCCGGGCCAGATGCTCGGGCAGCCCGCCAGCCGCGTAGACCGTGCCGCGCGCCACATGCAGGGCCCCCATCTTGGTGGGGCCGATGTACATGACCGCAGCGGTGTCGGGTTTCTTGTCAGCCATTTACGCCTCCAGGGTTTGTGCGGGAGCCGGTGCGCTCCACGTGGTTGTTATGGTCGCCAGATGAAACCGGTTCTGCTGTTTCTCCGGCGCGGGCTTCATGGCGCGCAGCGGCCATTGCAGCTCGTATCTGCCGTCCAGCGTCCGGGTCTGAGTGAGCAGCCTGCGCAGCCGGGTCGCGGCCACCAGGGTCCACTGCTCGGCCACGGCTGCGGCGTGCCCGCCGTGCTCTCCTTGCGCCTGCCCGTCGCCGCCGTACACGCCGAGAATCAGGGCAAAGGTGTCCAGGCTGTCCCCTGTCTCGCTGTCCTCGCCTTCGAGCCAGCGCACGATGACAAAGGGAAAGGCCTGCTCGTCGCGCTCGGCAGGCGGCAGCGCGCCGCGAAAGATGCCCGGCGGTCCGGGCTCCAGGCCCGGCCGCTCAAGGGCCAGCCCGGCGAGGTTGGCGCGCAGGAAGGCGATCAGGGCGTCCTGGATCAGCAGGGCGGTCATCGCAGCCCCGCCTGCTGGAGCACGAAGCGGGCCTCGTGGGCCAGATGGTGCTCGAACCGTTCGGCCACCCGCTCCTCCAGCTCGTCCGCCACCAGATCGTTCTGGAGCCAGGTCAGGTAGGAGGTGGAGTACAGCTCCCGGATCTTCGAGTCCCACCCCTCGTCCACCCGCTCGAACACGCCCACGTGGCCGGAATCCATCCTGGCCAGGAAGGCGCTCGTGAGCACGCTCGCCCGCCCCGCCTTCTTGACCCGCACCGTGACGCCCCTGGCCCGCTGGGCCTTGGGCGTCCGGTAATACTTCGGCATGGTCGCCACCGGCTCGGCGGACCCGACCACATAGCGGACCAGGGGCAGCGAGCCGCGCCCGAAAAAGACCAGTTCCCCCTCGGGCCGGGCATAGGTGGCCCGGCGCACGTCCACCTGGGCCAGCACCTCGGACTGGGTGACGCGAAACTCCCCGGCCACCATCCGGGCCGTGATCCGGGCCGCATGCCGCAGCGTCTTGTTGATGGCCCTGCTGGCCGCCTTCGGCACCCCCCGCTCCACCGAGGAGAGGGCATCGAGCATGTCCTCCAACACGGCGCTGGCATTGTCCATGTCGAGTCTGATCAGCATTGCCATCAGCAGACCTCCCGCCACATCTGGACATTGAGGATGCCGCCCTTGCTTTCGACCCGCGCCACCTCGCGCTCCTGGCCGTCCACGGTCATCCGCTGCCGCACCTTGGGCGCGGCCAGATCCGCCTCGCGCCACCACAGCGTCCACACCCGGATCTCCACCCCGTCCCGGCCGCCGCCCCGGCCGTCGCCGTCAAGGCCCGCGCCCTCGTCCCGCTCGACCACGTCCAGGGGCACGCCGTCGATGACCACGGTCCGGCCAAAGTCGCGGAAGAAGAGATCGGACGAGACGTCCCGGTGGATGGTATCGCGCAGGGCCATGGTGTCTCCTGTCCCCGTCCCCTCGGGGCGGCCCGGCCAAGACGGTGAAGCCGGGCCGCCCTCTGTCAGGGGAGGTGCGGGGAAGACGTTACTTGATGCCGGTGAACACGTAGCCGCAGTTTTTCGAGATGTCCGAGAGCACATTGCCGTCGTCGTCGTAGCTCTTGAGCAGGCGCACATCGATGTCGTGGCGAACGCGCAGGATCGTGGCGCGCACCGTGTCGTCCCAGTAGTCCTCCACGATGTACTCCTCGCTGGAGCCCTCGTTCCACTTGAAGGTCCGGGCAATGGACGGCTCGACAATGTCCGACCCCTCACCGGCCACGCAGGCCAGGGTGGACACCGTGTCGCTCCAGATGTCATCCAGGACCGGGTTCTTGGCGCGGTTGCTGCCGTTGACCAGGGCCCCGGCCAGCTCGATCCTGATTTCGAGGTAGGTTTCGAGGTGGGAGAGGTCGATGGTGCCGGTCTTCCTGGCGTCCGGGAAGATGGCGTACACCGCGTCCTGCACCCTCTTGCAGGCGCACAGGTGGTTGTAGGTGGTCCAGGCGATGATCAGGGTGTTGTAGAACACGCCCTTCCTGCGGCCGATCTCCCGGGCCGCCTTGATGTCCGCCTTGGGGTCGGCGTCATCGGGCAGCGACCACTTGGCCGAGACCGGGCCGGTCAGGAAATTGCCCGGCTTCTGGAGCTTCGCGGCGGTCTCGATCTCGTAGGCGCGCAGCACGATGTTGGTGCACATGTTCAGCCCGGCGGCCTCCATGTCGATGATGGACGAGTAGATGGCCCGGAAGCGGGCGTCGAGCGGGTGCTCGTGGCCGCGCTCGCGGCAGGAGTAGTGCCCGGCCTCGAACTGGCCGCCGCTGCGCTTGTAGGCGGCGCCGGGCGCGCGGTGCACATCCTCGGAGTTGAAGGCGTACTTGGCGGGCAGCACCGGGAAATCGGCGGCCTGCGCGCTCACGGGAAAATAGGGCGCCACCTTGGAGGCGATGAAGCCGAAGGCGGCCGCACCGGTCATGGTCTCGTGCACGAGCACGGACAGGTCCGGGCGCAGGCGTCCGGCGGTTCCGGGGGTTGCGGGTATCATGGGTCTCTCCTTGGTTAGCTGCTGACAGTGATGACCTTGCCGCTCTCCACGGCCAGGACTTCGACGAGATCGCCGTCATCGGCTGCGGCCTCCAGGGCCACGCCGACCTTGACGTAGTCACCGGCCGCCGTGGGCAGGGCCCGGACCTTGCCGGAAGCGGCCGCATACACGGGCGCGCCCAGGTCAAAGGGACCTGCCGCCACCATCAGATGGGTGCCGGGCTTGTTGAAGTAGGCCACGCCCACGTCCTCGCCTTCCACCTGATCGAGCCGGGCCACGCCGATGCCGAGGCTGGTCGCCGTCGCGTAGACCAGCTGTCCGCTCGCATTGAGCGCCACCCTGCGGCCAACGGCCACATCCTGGCCGCACCCGTGGGTGCCGATGCCGTAGTCGTTGTAGCTCATGGCTTACTCCTTGTTTTTGTCCGCCAGCCAGGCGGCATGGACATCGGGGTGCTTGCGGGCCACGGCCAGGACGGCCTTGCCCCGGCTCACGCCGGTGCTCTTCGCATGGGCGGCCACCATGGCCTCAAAGTCCTCGCCGGCACTGGTGGCCGCCTGATCATGGCCGTCCTGTCCGGCGCTCCCGCCCAGGCGCTCCTCGAACGCCTTGAGCTTTTCGGCCCTGCCGGTCCGCTCGGCCGCGAGCGCCTGCCGGTAGAAGTCGGCGGGCGCCACACCGTCCCTGACCGCGCTGGCGGTCGCCTCCGGGTCGGCACCGGCGGCCATCAGATCGACCACGCGCTGCCGCTCGGCGTTGACGCCGCTGGCATACAGCTCCGCAGCCAGATCGGGATTGGCCTGGGTCAGCTGCTCGGCCGTCATCGCCGAGAGATCCATCAGACCGGAGCCACCGCTGTCGGCTCCGGCACCTTGGGGGGTGGTTCCGGGCATGTCTGCCTCCTGGGTTGGGGTGATGATTCTGGCGTCGGCCAACGCCAGAGCCCGCGCCAGTGCGGTCTCCATGTTGCCGACGCTATTGACAAAGCCGCGCACGGCGGCCTCGCTTCCGATATGGGTTGCGCCGTCGGCCAGATTCGCCAGGACATCCTGCACGGACATGCCCCGGTTCGCGGCCACGGCCTCGACAAACAGCGCGTAGTAGTGGTCCACCCGCGCCTGCAGGTAGTCCCGCCCTTCGTCGCTGAGCGGCTTCTCGTCGCTGGCGATGCGCTTGTACTCGCCAGCGAAAAGCACGGTGCGCCGCACGCCCTGCGCCTCGTCGCGCCGGGAGTAGTCAAAATGCATGGCCGCCACGCCGATGCTGCCCACCTGGGCGTCCCTGGCGCACATCATCTCGTCGGCTGCAGACCCGATCCAGTAGGCCGCAGAGCACATCAGCTCGGCGGTGTAGGCCAGCACCGGCTTGACCGCGCTGGCCGCCCGGATCGTCTCCACCAGGTCGCACAGGCCGAACACCCCGCCTCCCGGCGAATCGATGTCCAGGACAATGGCCCGTGCAGCGGGATCATTGGCGGCCTTGCGCACCTGCTTGCCCAGCAGTTCGGTGGAGCATCCCCCGGAGATGGCCGAGAAGAGATTGAGCCGCCGGGCAATGACCCCGGACACGGGAATCACCGCCACCCCGGCTTCGGTCAGGGTGTAGGCGCGGCTCTCGTCGCCGCGCTCTCCGGCCAGGCTGGCGAACACCTCGCCATTGGTGGCCCGTCCCTCGATCAGGGCCTGGGCGAACTCGGCCACCTGCTCCATCTTCCCGGGCTCCAGGGCCCAGGTCTCGCCCATCAGGGCCGTAGCGGCCCGGCTACTTCTTGGCATCGTCATCCTCCTTGTCTTCCTCCCAGGCCGATTCGGGAACCGCCGACGCGCCCATGGTCACGCCGTACTGCGCCTCGATCTCCCGGATGAACCGCTTCTCCTTGGCGATCTGGGTCAGCTCGCCGCGCCAGTCGCTGCCCTTGCGGCCATAGATGGTCCGGTAGCTGGTCACGTGCGAGCCCAGTTCCAGCACGTCCGCCTTGGCCGCCTTCTCGCGGTCGATCTGGCGAAATGGCTGGGGCAGATGCTCGCAATGGGCGTACTCGTAGAGGTTCTCCAAAAACGCATCGACCTGCACGGGCAGGAGGCCACGCAGGGCGGCCTCGTAGAGAATCCAGGACCAAAACGGCTGGTTCCACTGCAGGTTGAGAGTGCGGTGCTCGAAATCATTGAACTGGTCCGCCTTCTCCATGGACGCCTTGGAGGCCGAATAGCTGGCCTGGAACTTGCGGACCACGTTCTCGGCCCCCCGCCCCGTGGCCATGCCGATGCGGTCGATGATGGCCGAGAACATCTCGGTGTAGCGCGAGGGCGCGGCCTCGTGCTGGAAGAATGTCGGCTTCTCCTTGCCCGAGCCGAGCAGGATGGTCCCCTTGTTCGTCTCGACCACCCGCTTGTGCCAGGGGGTATCGCGCGAGACCGCGCCCTGGCCGAAATCGTTGACAAACATGGTATAGAGGTTGCGGATCATGGCCCCGACCACAGCCGCCTCGGCCAGGTCATTGGAGTGCTTGATCTCCGAGATCATCGGCCCCAGGATGGAATCCTGCCGGTACTCCCCGACATTGCGCACGTCGGTCACCAGCAGTATCCGGGGCAGCCCTGTCTCCTTGTCCCACACGTCAAAGGCGTCGCACTGGCTCTTTGACGGGCGCAGCATGGTCACGCCCGGCTGGCGTATCCAGACCTTGACCGGCTCGCCGTCCCGGTCCACCTCGACCCCGTCGTATATCTCGGCCCCGGTCGCGTCGCTCGGCGTGACCAGCCGGAAGGGGTCGATGGGCAGCAGACAGGTGGAGAGCGGGGCCATGGGCCGCCGCTTGGCAATGACCTGGAACACCCCGATGCCAAGCAGTTTCCAATTGAAGTAGGCCAGCCCCTGCAGGCCGTAGTAGTCGAGCCGCCGGGTGGCGTCGCAGAAGCGGCGGCAGTCCAGCGCCTGCTTCTCCCACACCCGCAGGGCAGCGGTCTGAAATTCCTCCTCCCACGCCGCGTCCAGGCCGAGCCATTCGGTCCTGGGCGATGGCTGCGGGGTCAGGCCGATGCCCACCGCCTCCACCAGCAGCGACTCCAGCACCCCGTGGGCCATGGCGTCGTTGTAGTAGAGGTCAAAGGCGCGCTCGCTCGTGCGCTCCTGCTGCTGCTCGGCCTCGCGCTGGGTGACGATGGAGTTGGTCCACGCCGAGAGCGAGCCCTCCAGCGAGGCCCCGGCCCGGCGTACGCGCCGCCCGCGCGAGACCCGGGCGAATGCGGCATGGCGAGAGGCCACTAGCCCTGCCTCGCCGCGCCGACCATGGCGCGTTCCAGCACGTTGCCGCTGCGGGCCACCCTGGCCTCGGCCGCCAGCCCCTCGCGCACGCGCAGCAGCTTTTCCGGGTCGCGCTTCACGCGCTGCCCTTCGTGCTCGTACTCCTCGGCCTCGATGGCGTGGCCCAGCGCCTCGTCAGCAACTTCCGGTCGCACACTCTGATCGCCCATCCTGCCCCCTCCGGTTTCACGGTAAAAACAACTCCCGTTTACCGCACCCGCAAGGGGGTGTCCGTGGCATGGACCCCAATTCAGGCAGATTGCTACGTGTGGAATTCTGCTACGCCATGGACGCAAAAAAGCGGGCGACCATTGGCCGCCCGCCCGGGGACTCTTCTTCTTAAAATAGCAACCCTCGTGCCAATCAACCATCCACCTCGACGCTCTTGAAGCGCAGCCCGCAGATCCGGCACCGATGGTTGCGCATCCGCACCTGCCCGGTCCATGCCCCGGTATTGGTCACCCGGCAGCGCTCCGCGCCGCAGACCGGGCACACCCCGCCCAGGCGCGGGCTGTAATCAACCCCCTCGCTGTCCTGTATCGCCTCCACCAGTTCCCTGAGCGTCTCCCTGGGCAGATCCTGCGCGACCTTGCTCATCGGCGGCCTCCGGTATAGTGGGGGTTGATGATCCGCCCGGCCAGCGGCGACCCGCCCCGGACATCGTGGTCATACCCTGCCGAGGGCTCGACCACCCTGCGGTACGTCGGTCCCGGCAACAGTTGCAGCGCCGGTGTCCAGTCCGGGTGCGCCGCAGCTGCGGCATAGACCTCGCAATCCAGGTAGTGGTTGGCCGCCTTCCTTTGCACCCACACCGGATTGCCGCTTTTGTCCATGTCCCGCTCTTCGCTCGCCATCTGCCGCAGGTAGTCGTCACCCGCCTCCCGGTGCAGCCACATGGGCTGGATCGAACCCGGCTGCATGCGCACCAGGAAGATCAGGTCCTTGAGATCGTGCGTGTCCAGGGTGTAGATGGTGATGTTCTCCTGATACTCCCGGGGCACGTCCTTGTGCACGCCCGTTTCGGACCGGCGCACCACCGCGTCCTGCTTGCGGCTGGCTCCCTTGATGACAAAGAAGTCGTCCCGCCCCGCCTCCAGCACCATGAGCTTTACCTCCTCGGAGCGCGACCACCCCTCGGCCCGGCTGTCGTCGCGCGTCCCGCCCATGTCCACGCAGGAGCGCCAGATGGGCATGACCACGTCATCGCGCCCGGCCACCGGATAGACCGCGTCAAGCTGGGCAAACACGTCGGCCTTGCCCGACAGTTCGCCGTAGTCCACCTGCCACGACTCGCCGGACTTGGCCCAGGCGCGGACCACGAAAAAGAAGCTCGCCTTCTGCGAATCCACGCCCATGGTCAGGGCCACGGCCTCGGCAGGCACCTCCCGGGCCGGGCGGTCATGCCGGATCATGGCCTTGACCTGATCCTCGGGCGTCTTGAGCGTCACCACCTTGTAGGGCTTGGAAGCG